AAGAAGATTTTACATTTGTTCCGTACTCCACAAAATACCCACGTTCGTAAAAATTAGTGAGTACGATGTTTCGAAGCGACTGATTGATTGCAGCCACACCAGACTTGGTAGCCAGATCACCTGTTAGTGGATGAACAGTAAACGAGAGATCAATATCTTTTCGTGAGCTTTTAAAAATCATTATTATTATCCTGCAAAAACATTTTGTGAGCCTTCTGCCACCACTGAACCACATCCGATTGAATCACCAATTCTGCCCATGGGTTTTCCGTTAACAAAAACAGACGAAGAACCACTTGACAATGATGAAACATGACAGTTCCCTTTTGGCGAACAATGTCCACTATAAGCATCACCAAACCGCTGAATACCAATACCGTTTGCAAACACATCAGAACTGGCCTCTGCGTTTGGTCTAGGTGGAAAAGTTTGGTGGCCTGAGCATAAACCACCAAATTGTGCTACAGGTAATGTCATACTATCTCGCTTGCCAATTTCTTGATTGTTTTGTTTGCTGCATCCCATGTAATTCGGGCTTTCAATGTGAATGTTCGCTCAACCAAAAAATCATCGTCTTCTGCGTCATTGGCAAAGACCTTCCACATATAGTATTTATACTCTTCACTGCTAGGTATTAGCTTATGAACTTTGGCACCGCTTGGTATATCAGAAATGTTCTGCACCGTCCTTGAATCACCATCAACAGAATACGCCATGTCAATGAATTCAGCTTGTGCGTTAACAACACCAGAAATATAAATATCTGTTCCATTATCAGAAACAGAAACCGTTTCTGGAAGCTCTTCAAGTCTTTGTGGTTCGTTTATGATTGGTTCATAGGTAACATCTAACTTGGTTCTAGTTTCTACCATAGTAATAGGATCAACTTCAATACGCTCTACAAAGATTGTGAATGAAATAGAATCACCAGAATCAATGGTTGCGATTTGTGCTATGTGTGACCATTCATATTCAAACATAATAGATTTTCAACCCCTGTTCAAATTTCCCATTAATCATGGTCAAAGCAGACCCGCGTTGTGTTTTTGATGTTCCGTTATATGCAATATGCAACCAAATTCCATTTCCGTGTTCAAGAATCACAGAATCTGGACTCAAGTTCTCAGCAATCCATTCAGCGACCTCTAGGTATTTTTCAAAACTCCATGAAGGTTCCTGAATATCTACGGCTTGGCCAAGTTCGTGTTGTGATCGACCTGAACCAATCCTGAAACCACTATTGATTCTGAATTTTCCAAACTTTTCATATAAAGGTTGCAAGATGTTCACAGCCAATGCTTCCAAATTACACACAATCTCTTGCTTAGTGAATCCGGCTTGATCGCGTATAGTATGTGCAAACAATGCACCACTTGATAAGTCACCAATAGTAAACTGAGTTCCTGTGAGTTTCTGTGATGATGTAATCCCAGAACTGATATCTGTAGAGCATAACAAAAGCTCTACAGTTTTTTGTTGTCCCTGTGCTACGCCTTCTTTTTTAACTGAACCATCAAACGAAGAAGGCGCGGTGTCTTCTGGGAAATTTGCTGGTGTCGAACCAATTTCTGCTGGTTCGTCTAATGCCGCAAACCTACCTGCTCTCTTTATAACAGCACCTGCTGATTCTAAGCTGTACTCAGCGGGCAGAATAATAGGAATAGAACCATTTCCGCTTGCTACACCACTGTTAAAGTCTATTGTGGAAGCATCCAAACCAATTCCACCACCTGCAAGACTTGTAAGGGATTTACCAATGCTTTGTTTTAAGTCGCCAAGAACTACTTCTGTTTTGTTTCCATCCACTTGAATATTGTGATCACCAGAAATATGTTGATTGAGATTTCCACTCACACTCATGTTGATATCACCATCTACGTAGAGAAAATTATCCCCTGCTGTGATGCTGTAGTTATCTTTTACGATCCTGACCACTTGTGAGCCATCTGGATGCAGTTCATAGAAAGACCCTGACCGATGGTATACATGCAACCGTTCTGCCCCCTCAGTATCGTCACACTCAGTCACATGACCACTGTTGGATTGAGTTACCTTGTTATTAGGATAAGTTGTGTTGTAAGGTGTTTGTGGTTCTGTCCATGACCCACCACCCACAATTCCAACATTTTTTATTGTGTTGGCTTTCTTTTCTTTGATGATGGTCTGATCAATGTCTTCATTTCTAGCGAGCTTATTGATATCGTTCACACCATTAGGCATACCGTTCAACGAACCAATAATCATTCCGTTTTGTAATGTCTGATCAATGAAATAACCAAACACCAAAGACCCGATGTTGTATTTTGGGTTTGTGCCAATGCCACCTTGTGATTCTGAGTTATTAACAACGCACATAAACCATTTCAACTGGCTTGTGGGTAGCTCAGAATGGTTTTCAGAGTGATAACTGACAACTCTGACCCGAACCCTACCTAATTTTTCTGGGTCGTTCACGTCCTCTACAAAGCCCCAGAATGGAATAAACGGCGTTCCTATCATTTACCAACCTCAAATGCGTCTTTAACTAATTTCATAGTTTGTGTGTATTGAGTTCTTTTTAGTGTGTGTTTTATTTCAGCTACAAGAAACTTACCAGAATAGGGGTCTGGGATTTTTCCTTTGTTAGCTTCTGTACCCCACACTGGCAAAGCACAAATAATGATGCTTCCACACACGTTGTTTGTATCACCAAACACGGTTATTCTTGCCGCATATCTCTGTGTGTTTAAAATAGTGTTGATATTTTTTAACCTAAAGTTCTGAAAAGGTTTCTGAAAATCATCAACATAGGTATAAAGTTTGTCTGTGTTCTTGTTATTTACAAGCTCATTATTAAGGTTTGGAGTCTTTGCCAGCGAATTTGTTTTGTTAAACTGGCTTATATTGTCATATTCACTTTTGTAGAAGCTTTTTTCAAGCAAATTTAAGTTTGTGCTACTTGAACCCAACACACCATCATCAATCTGTTGCATGAAATCAGGGACATCAATAATAGAATAATCTTGAATGGCTGAAAATGATTCTTCTTCTTTTTTTGAAACATCATAATAAATGTTGGCTGTCTTATATTTGTACTGTGTTACTGGGTCTTGCTTGTACAAATATTCAATAGGCAAATAACAAAATTGTTGATTGTTCTCAAAGTAAAGATACCCGCCTTCATTGTTAACTGACATGGAACGGCGCGACAAATTAGCAATGACCTGAATCGGGTTTTGATTAGCCCCTACAAAGTGATTAATTTCTTTTGTTTCTACGCTTATCAATTTCTTAGTCGAAATTTTTTCATGAAGAGACTTGACAATATTCGAACACACATCATTATATGATTTGGTGACTCGTGTTCTTGAATTGTTAATAATTTCATCTGAACAAAAATTTAAAAGCAACCCCGATGTGTGTTCGTTAATGCGTGTTGGTGGTGAACACTTATACACAATTCCACTGACTGAAATTTCTTTGTTGGTTCCAGATGTTTCAAAAACAATCTCAACACGTTCGCCGTTTCCTAGAAAGTTTTCATTGTAAATTGAATTGGTATCCATGATTGTGATATTTCCAGACATACCAACACTGAACATGGATTCATAGATAGAAACATCCATAAACAATGGTATCAGGTTATGAGCAACACCATCATCAAATTGCAGTTCTAACTTTTTAAGAACATACGAACCATTTTGTGTATACTTCATAGCCTTTCAGCTTCCTCGTCATGCATATTGACGTAATCACCAATATAGTCTGTTCGAATCAAACGAATACTTCTCTTTTCATCGTTCACTTCTGTTTCATATTCGTAATTGTTAACATCCAGTCTGTCATAAGCAGGGTGTTCAACCTGAACAAAATTCCCTGTCTGAATACTTACACTGTGGTGTCTTGCATACGGATCGTCATAAGTATTTACAATATACTGAACGAGTGATTCTTGTTCCATGGGCCATTCATTATAATAATCAACAATCTCATTGAAGTGGAGAATCACCCATGCCAGTTCTACATCATCATAAAGCTTATCAGCCAGTATAACAGGAGTATCCCCTTCTTTTAAGTCATACTCAATATAGTAGCTAGGGTTTTTAAAAAGTGGATTGATGTAAAAGGATCGCTTTGCAACATCAACCACTGTGTAAGAATTACCACCCATCAAATAATTCAGTATAATCGGAAACTTTTTAAAATAAGCCATCTTAAAATCCTTCCGTATGTCTTTGTTTTGAAAGAGTTTCAAGCTCGAAAAATTCAAGCGTTAGTTCTGTAAAGAATGGCGAACCATCTGTGTATGTTGAAAAGGTATTATCACCACCATACGTCACGTTCATATTTGTTAATGCACAGGTAGAGACTTTAAAAAGAAATTCGTTTTCTGTTCCTTTGTTTAAAAAAGAAATATCAAATTCCGATGGAAAAAGTTGATAATTATTGACATTTCCGTACTTAATTTCTGGTGCGCGATGAAATTTCAAAAGATCAATAATATTTTTGATAATCTTTTGTTCTTCTTCTGATTTTGGGATAAATTTAAAGGTGAAGCTGAATGACCTGTTCTGTACCCCGTTAAAGATAACCTCTGTATAGGGGTTAGATATACTTCGAGTGTATGCTTGCTTTGCATCTTTTGTGTTTATACCTGTAAGTGTTTGTGTCGCACCTGCAAGTGTGTTTAACAAAGCATCTGGTGCAACAGTCTTTGCAGCTTCCCACATGGATTTCCACGACTGTGTACCTGACAAGTCACCAATGCTTGTAGCTGCATCAAAGACACTACCAACACTCTCTAGATTGGTTGTGTTCCAATCTGAGCCATACGCTGTCTGAATGTTGTTAGGAATATACAACGCAATGCTTTTATCAATGCGTCTTGTCGAACCCACCATTTTACGGGCAAGGCTTCCTGACGTTGATTGTTGGTAAACTGGAACTTCACCGTCAACAATTTTATATTTCTTTCCCGCGTATTGTGAGCCTTCAACCACATTGATGTTAATGAACATGACATTTCGTGTGCCATTGATATCAATGTCTTGTGGAAAAGAAAGAACTTTGTAAGCGCCTCGCTTATTTCTGTTTTCATTATCCAGATCATTATCCAGCTTTTTAAACATACTTGATGATATACTCATGGTTGAATCTCAACCTCCGTCATAATTTTAAATACCCAACCTTTGTTTTTACAATAGGCTGTTGCTGCTTTCCATTTTGCTTTGTTAACGTGATAAGTGATGACTTCGTTCAAGTATCGTTCTTTTTTCTTACCTTTAGCCTTTGGAAGTTGTGTTTCTCTAAGGGGTTTGATTTCAATCAGTGTAATAACTCTTACCCCGTTATTATCTGCAACCACAAAAACATCTGGATAATAACGATGAACTCTGTTAGTCTTAGGAGAAACGTAAGGAATTTCTATAATTTCTGCCCCCCATGCCACCACTTTTGGATTGAGGTCAAATTTCTTGAATACCTTCTTTTCCCAGCCGCTTCGAAAAACGCATTTTCTAGGATCACCTAAATATTTATCAGGGTTTTGTATGTTATAAATCCCTTGGTGATATTGGCCGCGTTTATTTGGTGGAGCTACGTTTTCTGCCATGCTGATTCCTAGCTATTTTGATCACATGACTATTTATAACGTGGTTGTTGACAGGAATTT